GTCTTGGAAGTTTGCAAATACTAAAACGATTATTATGAAAACTTTTAATCATCTTCTCCTGAAATGGATACATATCAAATTGAGATAGTCCATGATCAAGAGTTACAATTTTTATATAATTTCTTGCAAAATATACAGGATCTTTAGCACATTTAATCCACTCAAAAACCTGTTCTTCAGTAAATTCAATTTTTGTATTTGCTTTCTTAAGTAATGGATTACCAAGATAATATTCTTCTGCCATAATTTTATTCAATCAATGTATTAGCGGCAATTCCATCTACGAAGAGCCTTGTTTATTCTGGAATCTGGATCTCTTGCAGTTTTTGATGAAGTTAATTTAGATTTCATACCTTTCATACGACTACAGAAAGACGAACGACGCTTCGCTCTTTTTCCTGTAGGTTTTTTCTCAGTTACTGCAGTTTGCAGTTTAGATCCGGGATTTTCTTTACGATAAGCATTTACTGCTTTTTGACTTAACCCATCAGTTCTATCATTGCGATTTACTTTTTGCCAGTCTTCCTCTATTTCAGAAAGAGTTTCTACTTTTTTACCTCTGCTATTTCAACCTCTTCTCCCATTGGTTTGACATAATTTTTATTAGGTCCGAGTTTTCCACCACTCCCACCTTTGTATGCATAAATCAAAGGTTCTCCCTGCTTAAAATCTGCAACTCTATAAGTTACCACCGTTGAACCGGGATAGATTTTTTGGATTTCATCAGAAATATCAATTCTTGATGGAATCTTTGCTTGTGGGAAGAATATTTGAATAGTATAATACTTTCCCCTCCAAGATAAAGTTACAAATACATTGTTTCCAGTTTGAGCAGGCATTCTCGCTGCTTCTTCTACGCAATTTGGAACTTCTTCTCCATCTTTTATTTTTGTTTTTGGATTTCCTAGTCTTTTATTTTTCCAACATTTACTTGCGCCAACATTCGCTCTCGCTTGCTCAATTCCTTCTTCTATATCTAATGTTTTTGGATATCCTTTTTGTCCTGGTTTTTTTCTAGGAAGACCTTTCTCTCTACGCTTATGGATATTTGCCCAGAGACCAGGATTTTCCTCTTCTATACTTCCTGCCTTGATAATATCAATAAACTCAGCATAATAATTTCCATTTGCATCTCTTATTATGGAACTTTCTTTTTGAGTTTCCATATCCTTGAGTTTTGTGTAGTAATTTGGAAGTTCATCTAGATGTTGAAGTGCTGTTATTTTTGCTTGTTTTTTATCTGAAGTATGCTCAAATTCAACTTTTGTTCCAATTTCAATTTGCTTTTGAATTTGTTTTAATGAAACACCATGCTTTTTGGCGAGTTCTTGAGGAGATTTATATGATTTAGTTGGTCCTTTTGGATCTTTTTCTTCCGCCATTGGACATTCGCCCATACCGTGAACAGGACAAGACTTTCCTTTTTTTGTATGAGTGCAAGATCCGTCAACTGCCTTTCCAATTCCAACCTCTGTTGGTTTAATTTTTTGTCCAGGAACTTTCATTCCCTCAGGAAGTGGTTTACATACTTTATCAGTATTGCACCAATACATTCCCTTTCCACACTTCTCTTCACCTAGGATTTTTTCAACTAAAGATAGTTCTTCTTTAAATGGAAGAGATGGTCCTTTTAGTTTTGATTTAGCAACACTTGCTTCATTTGGATTTGGACTTGCAACTAATTTATTAATTCTTTCTTGCCTTCTTACTTTTCTATGCTTTTCGATATCAATAGTTGGACTTATTTCTTCATCGACCTTTTCATCACTTTGAAGATATTCTGCTGCAGTATCGATATAATCTGTTGCTTTTGTAATTTTTGATTGAACCCAAGCGGGAAGTTGTTGCTTACCAGACTTTATACTTTTTCTAAGATTTTGAATTGCTTTCTCAATTGTATCTAATTCGCTTCTTGCCATATAACCTTCATCATCTGCCTTTTTACCAGAAGCAATTTCTTTATGATCTTCGTGAATTTTTTTCATTTTCTCTTTAATCCAATCGTCTGGTGTCTTTTTATATTTATCTTTAAAGGCATTATGAAGATCTTTGGCAGTTATATCATGCGCTTTCATAATTTTTCTCATTAGATTATCAATAGAATCATAAGAAATATCTTTTAAATCTAATAATGTATTTTCTAATTCTTTTACTGCTTTAGATAACATTTTTATTTCTATTTATTTTCTTCGTCACTTAACTTATTTTTTAATAATTTTGATAATTCAGCAGTAGATCCAACGAAAAGAGCATTAGTCACATTTGTAGGACCACTTGGAGTTTTAGTTTCTTCAATATCCTTTAATTTCTTTTGTAACTCCATTAATTTATCGGTAGCATCAGAAACATTTTTGATTAACTGCCCAACAACTTCATATGCTCTTGGTGATTCAGTTTCTTGTGCTAATTCTAAAACACTGTTAATTGCTTCCTGACCCTTTTCTATAATTGAATAAAAATTTCCTCTAGAATATTCATAATCTCTTTTTATATCACTAACAATTGAATTTGTTTCTTTTTTTTCTATTTTAATTTCTGGAGGTTCTATTTTATTTTCTATAATTTCACTGGTTACATTAAAAACTTCATCTAATTTATCAAATTTTTTAGGCATAATACTCTCAACTAAAATTTATACCACTAAATCCAAAATCATCTCCAACTTCAACTAAAGAATTGTCCTCACTAGTAATTAATTTAACTTCAGTTCCAGAAACATGATTGGAAATTGGAGTATTATAATATCCTCTAATAACATTTAAAGTATTTCCTGTTTTTTTGGAAACATATACAGTTTCATTATTTAATGTAAAGTAAGAATTTGCAGGTATATTTGAAGAATCTGCAACCTCTATCACGGTTGTTCCAATTTCAACATCTTTACTTAATGTAGTAGTTACTTCCCCAGTATAATTTTTAGTTGCAACTGGAGTACTGGAATATGTAAGATCTCTTGCAGTAGATTGAGAATCTCCAGCAATAAATCCAAGAGAAACTTTTTTGATAATATCCTTGGATGCTCCAGAAGAAACTGGACCAAAAAGGTAAATTTTTGCTGTAAATTTTAGAGTATAAATTAGAGCTCTTCTAGTGGTATAATCACCTTCATAATCATCTTCCATTGAGATATTCTCAAGAACAATTGGTATATCTCTTTTTTCTCCAATCGACTCAATTAAATTTATTGTTAAAGTATATGAAGGTTGAAAATATGGTAATATTTGCTCAATAATTTGAAGCATGTCATCATTCAACTTAGTCATTATGCTCAGTTCAAAATCCATGTTATATGGAACTGGCATATATGTTTTTCTTATATCACTTCCATCAGTAACTGATTTTGATAAAAATGTTTGAGTTGTTGTTAATTTTCGTGCTGGGTCATAAGACAATCCAGTAAATTCAAATGACATTCTTGGCAATGTTATTTGAGTTGGAGTATTCAAATTTGGTTGTTGCTCAACTCTTGCTAAAAACTTTTGAATGGGTCCATATACCAGAGGAACCTTAAGAACTGATATTACCTCATTCTGATTATTGGTTTGTTTTATTTCAATACCATTAAATAATGTTCCAAAACCAATTACTGTTTTGCGAAGAATTTCGTGATAAAAATACTCAAACATTTTTATTATCCTGCTTGTAATCTATTTAACAAATTAAGGAGTTCCAAAAGGATTATCCTCACTAAAGTCTAAAATTTTATTTGCTTCCTCTTGAATGCTATTATTTTGACCAAAATTGTTAGTGTTGGTGGTTAAATTTCCAGTCCTTATACTATAGTTTGCTCCAGAGTCTCTTCCGACAACAACTTCGCCAGGCAAAAATGTTCCAGTTGAATTTGAAACTTCCAAAATCTTTGTAATTGAATTCCAAGATTTAACTCTGGCAGTTATACTACTTATACTTCCAACTACAACTTCATTATATTGATACGTACCAAATCCTACTATAATATTAGGAGAACCAATTTGTATTTGTGGAACTTGAGTATATCCCAATCCAGCATTAGTTATTCTAATTTGAGTTACAGATCCAGAATCATTAATTACAGAAGATGCTTTTGCTGCCACTGAAGATACACCAATAAAAGAAACTGATGGTGGACTTATATAACCAGATCCTCCATTAGTTACTGTAATTATTCCTACAATACCATCCCCGATAGTTGCAACTGCTTTTGCACCAGATCCACCACCGCCAGTAAATGAAACTTTAGGTGCAACAGTGTAACCAAATCCAGAATTCGTTAGTTCGACTCCTTGAACTCTTAATAAAGTACTACTTGGTTCACATAAATCTACAATTCCTCCAATCATAGTTGCTATACCTATAGCAGTAGTCCCACCAAATGGAGCCGATGAAAATGCTACAACTGGTGGATTTTTATACCCAGATCCTCTATTAGAAATTGTTACAAATCTAACACCACCATTAACTATTGTAGTACTTGCGGAAGCAGTTGAACCTATTCCAACTAGTTGAAGTGTTTGTGTTACTACATATGGTTCTCTTCCTGTTAGATCATCTCCAGTACCATCTTCGTCAGTACCTCCTTCTGGATTGTCAATAAAATCTATTCCAGTATTAATAATTTCATTTTCATACCTAAAGAGTTCACACCTTAACTCATAAACATAATTCTTTCTTAATTGATAAAAAGGTTTTTCATGCTCAACATATTTAATCTCAAACAATCTATTTCCATAAGGAAAATAGATTAAATCACCTTCTTTTGGTCTATTTGATATTTTTATATTTTCTATATTTTCTATTAAAGCAGAAATATAAGTTTCCCATCTTTCTCTGGAAACAATCAAATTTAAATCATCTAATTCCTGAATTCCAAACTTTGATAGAATAGTTCCTTGACCACTGTATCCTTCATATGAATCAACATATGCTTCTATAGGATAAGCAAAATTAAAATGCGATTCAATAACTTCCTTTATGACAGTTTTTTCTGCCATATATTGCCTAGGAAGATAATAAACTTCTACGCCATAAATTTTCAATTGTTCATTAATAAGATCTTGGACAAGACCTTGCTCAGTTTTTGAACCTTGAAGAAAAAATGGATTTAACATGATATTAACCAATCATATCTAATGGTGGAAGTTCATAAGTAGAAGACATTTTATCAATT